CTACAAGTTAAGATGATGAAAGTTCAACAAGACGCACAGGAAGCCGCTGTAGACGCACAACTAAAGGCCGCAGAACTGTCTCTAGAGAAAGAGCAGAATAGGGCCGTAGCAATAGGAGCAACATGAGCGACGAATTAAGGCAAGAACACGCTAGACGCATTCTTAATGACCCTTTATACAACGAATCATTTGACAAACTAGCAGAAAATATTTTTAACACTTGGTCGCAAACAAGTGTGCACGATGTCGATAGCCGAGAGCAATGTTGGCTATCATTACGACTCCTTGAGCGGATTCGCCTTCATCTAACCAGTATTGTAGAAACTGGAGAGATGGCGGAGAAACTGAAGGAATACCACATATAGGAGATAAATTATGGCGGACACGCAACCAGCCCCGCTTCCAGTAGTACCCGGTAGTGTTACCGAAGCGCAGAATGCTTTTCTTGGATTGATGGAACCTGAAGAGGAGAAACCGGAAACCGAAGAAAGCGCACCTACGGAAGATGTTGAAGAGTCTACTGAGGAAACTCAAGACGAACCATTGGAAGAGGTTTCTTTGGAAGGCGAAGAAGTTGAAGAAGAAGTTGAAGAGGAGCCTGAAGAAGAAGAGTCAGACGATAACGAGGAAGTAGAAGAACTTTATGCTGTAACCGTAAATGGTGAAGAGCATGAAGTATCCTTAGACGAACTTGTTAAGGGTTATTCCCGACAGTCTGATTATACCAGAAAAACGCAAGAAATTTCTGAGCAAAGAAAAGAGGTTGAGGAGTTAACTAATAAGTATAGCGCCGAAATCTTACAGATTCAGAATGAGCGTCAGCAGTACATTGACGGTTTGCAACAAGTAATGCAATCCTCTATGGATTCTTTGCAACAGTATGCTAACATTGATTGGGAGCATTTACGAGAAACTGATCCTATAGCGTTTGTAACTAAAAAGGATGAGGCCCGTGAAGCACAGTTAAAAGTACAGCAAATGCACTACGCAAAGGAAGCCGCAGAAGCAAGACAAGCAGAAGAAAAGAAAAGGCTTCATCAAGAAGCACTTGTTTTTGAGCGAAAGGCACTTGTAGAAAAATTACCCGATTGGGGAAACCCTGAAGTACAACAATCACTTGCGTCAGAATTGCAAACTTACGCAGGAACTCAGGGATTCTCTGAAGAAGAGTTAAAATCTTTAATTGACCATCGTTCCATACTTGTTCTTAGAAAAGCCATGCTTTACGACAAAGCAAATTCTTCAGAAGTTGTTAAAAAGAAATTGAAGAATAAACCTAAAGTTGTAAGGGCTGGAAGCGGCAGAGGAAAGCAAGACACTGACAAGTCGAAAAGGACTGCATCAATGAAGCGTCTTAGACAGACAGGACGGCCAGAAGATGCCGCAAGTCTGTTTGAGGATTATGTAGAACTTTAACTAAGGAGGCTTTAAAATGGCCGCAACAACTAATACGAGGGAAACTTACGGAGCAGTAGGTATCCGTGAAGACCTTTCTAATATCATTTACAACATCAGTCCTATGGACACCCCGTTTATGAACGGTGTGGGCAAAGGCTCTTGTGACAATACCTACTTTGAATGGCAGACTGACGAACTTGCCGCCGCCGCCGCGAACCGACAGGTTGAAGGCGATAACCCCGATCCGATTGCAGTGGCAGAGCCGCGCCGTCTGGGCAACTACACGCAGATCAGTTACAAAACTGTGATGACGAGTGGCACCGCCGAGGCCGTGGATTTTGCTGGTCGCAAGTCGAGTCAGGCATATCAACTGGCTAAACGCGCAAAAGAAATCAAGCGGGACATGGAAAAGATGCTCCTTGATGACACTGTGCGTTCCGCTGGTGCGGCGATTGGTGGCCCTGCCGCCGCTCGTGCAACGGGTGCGTTTAACTCTTGGATTGGTACGACTGCCGCCGGTACGTCTCCGATTCTTGATGGTGGCGCTTCGCCTGTTGTCGGACTTGTCAACGACGGTACTGGCTCTCCCGCCCCCGGCCCTGACGGCACGACTGTTGCCGCCGCCGGTACGACCCCAACTGTGACTCTTACCCTCGCTATGATTAACGAGGTTGTGTCTCGCATTTGGGACTTGGGTGGAACTCCAGACGTTATGATGTGTTCTGGCGCTCTCAAGCAGACCATTTCTTCGCTTGGCGGCTCTGTCGTTGCTGACCTTCAGAAGAATGTTGGCGATGGTCAGGCTACCGCAGTGAACGCGGTTGACGTTCTTGTTACGGACTTTGGTACGTTCCAGATTGTTCCTAACCGTTTCTGCTTGGCGAATCGTGTGTACGTCATTGACTACGATCTGTGGTCAGTTGATTACCTCCGTCCTTTCAAAACCGAAACCCTGTCAAAAACTGGCGACAACATCAAACAGATGATGCTTGCTGAGTACGGGCTTCGCGCTAAGAATGGTAACGGCAACGGTATCATCAAAAACGTAAAATAGAGGTACTATGGTGATAGCCCCCTTCGGGGGGCTTGACCCTTATTATGTTTATATACAATAGCATTCCCACAGTAGTTGTAAAAGATAATGTTGTAACCCCTGAAGAGTGTGACTACATTATTAAATTTGCGGAAAAACGCGGTCTACAAGAGAACAGAATCAATGTAGGCGATGAAATGATAAAAGACCCTACTAGAACTAGCAAGGGTACATTTGCCAAACACGATGAAGATAAAGTCATTACTGATGTATTACAAAGACTTGCTTCAATTGCCGGTGTTCCGCTTAGTAGAGCAGAACCCGCTACGATACAAAGGTATCAACCCGGACAAGAATACAAGCCGCATTTAGATGCGTTTAAGCCGGGAGAAGTTATGCCTGATATGTTCAAGGCAGAAGAGGCAGGCAACAGGGCTGTAACTGTTATACTGTATCTTAATGATTCGGATGGCGGATCAACAGGGTTTCCTAATTTGGGATTGGTTATGCAGGCTTTCCAAGGTAGGATACTGATGTTTGGAAACCTAGACGAAAACAAGGAAGCGCACCCCCTATCAATGCACATGGGTTTACCACCAAACACAGGGGATAAGTGGATACTTACACTTTGGTTTAGAGAGAGGGATTATATTTTGAAAAAATCGGATATCCGTAAAGCAGTAAAGCAGATGGAATCATCTGACAAGAAACAGGCTAAAAAACAAAACAAGCCTAAACCTTTGGAAACTCAGATGAAAGATATACTGGAAGGTAGCAACAGGAAGTACCATGTCTAAAAGATCAGCACAACCGTGGCAAAAGTTTACCCCAGAGGACGATGGTGGTTTTACTCTTGAGACATTTCAGGATACCACCCCTGTTATTGAAGGTAATAAAACAGATTACAATAACTACGGAGATTTAAGAACTCCGGGTAAACAAGGCGAAGGCGTAAGGGTTGCATCCATTCCTATTACTGTATGGGAGAAGTGGATGAAAGAAACCAACGGTATGATTCAGAAAGACACAAACCTGTTGAAGAAATACCTTAACGACCCTGATAACAAATACTTTAGGACAACTCCTACGAGGGTATAATTATGTGGCTATATCAACCAACATTTACAGGTAACGACCAACTGCCTATCATTAACAACAGAGTATGGTTTAAAAGTAAAAACAGTTAATGGCTATTTCTAATTACAGCGAGTTAAACACAGCAGTCGCTAACTGGTTAGACAGGGATGACCTGACTGACCGGATACCTGAGTTTATTGCCTTAGCAGAGGCAAGGTTTAATCGCCTGCTTCGTATTAGGGCTATGGAAACTAAGCAGACAGCATCTACTGTAGCGGGGCAAAGATCACTTGCCCTGCCCACTAACTTTATTCAGATGCGTAATCTACAGATAAATAGCACTCCTGTTACTCCTATGCAGTATGTAACTCCTGAAATTTATGACAGGCTTTATGGAAGCACGGCTGAAGGCACTCCTGAAATGTATACCATCCTTGCTGATGAAATTCAGTTAGGGCCAATCCCCGCAAGTGTGCAAACTATTGAGATGCTATTCTATAAAAAGTTTGATGCGCTTACTTCTTCTGCCGCTACTAACTGGATGA